GGGAATTAGTAAGCTTTCACCTGGACCGCTCCGACCACCTGCGGACAATATTTTAGAGTGGATGAACAAAAAGAAAATACGGTTACGAGAGAAAACAGCAACCGGTAGTAAGTTCGCCAAAGAGACATCTTCAAAAAGGAAATCGGTAGCTTATGCTATTGCGCAAAGTATACATAAAAAAGGTTTCTCGCCTCTCGAGTATTTTCAGGACGCATACAAAGAAACGCTACCCGATTACAGCGGAAAAATAGCAACGGCAGCGGCTGAGGCTATAGGCTTAACTATATTATCGCAAAATAGAACTTTAACAAATATAAAACCTAAGTAATGGCTATTACATTAAACCAAATACCTTACAACTATACAGCATTAAAACAAAAGTTAATACTAACCGCTACTAGCTCCCAAGTTGGACAGCCTGGCTATAGGTTCGTAGTGGAGGTTATACATAACGCAACGGGGCAACTAATTTATTTACAGCCAAACCTTAACGGTGTAATGGTTTTAGACCTTTACCCTGTTATAAAAGATTTAATAGATTTATCAGTAACCTCGAGTAATGCAAATAGTTTATTTCAAGAAGATTTGCAAAGTATTCAATACTACAGTAATGAACACAATATAATAGACATACAAGTTAATTTATACGACGGTTACGAGGTGCTCGGAGTATTTACTCAGGACCCTTTGAGCCTTGGACCTGTTACGGATTATTTTAGTTTTGTAAATGCAGCCTTCCAAATTTCACAAGGTCTTAACCCTGACCCTGAGCCAATATTTTCTTTATCGGGAAATACTAGCTATCAAATGACCGACCTAAACCAAGACGTTTATAATTTAGCTAACGAAATAAACACCTATTCGTTAGGCGCTAATACAATAGGAGTACTTGCTAATTTTAGTAATGATTACGGGGTAATGACCATACCAACTGACCCAGGCAGTAGATTAGCTAATAATAAATTAGACCAAATACAAGTAATACAATTCAACGCGGCAGGTGCACCCATTCAAACGGACACGGCAGCCATTACTATGGGTACGGGTGAACTTTCTCATTTAGGGATTTACCCTGGAAATATAGACCTTGCCTTTGGATTGTTAGCAAACACACACCACTATATAGTTAATTTTCTTTTTTCAGGTACAGCGCGCGCGCGCTCTATAGCATTTTTTCAAGCTGAGGACGAATGCAGGTTTGAAACTATACGCCTAGCATGGATAAACTCGAGAGGCGGTTGGGATTATTGGAATTTTACTAAACGCAGTGAGGAAAATTACGCAGTAGAAAGAAAGCAATATAGAAAAGTAATAGGTAACTACGCTACAGCTAACTCTAATTTTGAGTATAATACTTATGATAGAGGACTAACTGATAGAGGCGCCTATGTAAATAAGCTATTACAGGTTTCTACTGACTACTTAAGCGAGGCACAATTTGAGTTTTTAAGAGGCTTAATTATTAGCGATTCCGTTTATATATTAGATAACAAAGGACTGCCTACGCCCGTGAACGTAGAAAATAATAACTTTACTCTACTGAGAACTCGCAGTTACATTAAAGAGGGAACGCAATTAACAGTGAATTTAAAATATAGCCAAGATTATACAGCATGAGACCCGAGGTAATATTAATAGTAAAGGACGGTACAAACGACACCGTTTTAGATTTATATGAAAACGAGAGTATAAGCTATTCGGATGCATTTACCAATATCACTGAGTTTAAACCTCGCGGTAGCTTTTCGAGAGAATTTAGAATACCTGCTACTAAAAGCAATGTGGGTTTTTTTGGAGCACAGCACCAGGTAGGCCTTATTTCTAATTTAGATATAAAAAAGAAAATACCTGCTAGTTTGTCGGTAGATACTTTACCCATTGCCGACGGGCACATACAATTTAAACGAGCCATAACTCAGCACGGTAAGTTATTCGAGTACGAAATAGCTTTTTTCGGTGAGGTAGTAGATGCGGCTAGATCTATAGGGGACAAAATGATAAGCGAGCTAGATTATACTAGCTTAGCGCATTCGAGTACTTGGGATAACGTAGTAGATGCTAACGACGGCTTAATACTTGGCGGTAACGTTTGTTATACATTAACAGACCGAGGCCAAAATTGGACCGAGAGCAACGCTACCGGTAGCCGTCGTATTTTTAGCTCAGTAAACCCAATTTACACCAACGAGCTTACAGTAGCAGTAAAAACAAAATGGTTACTAGATAAAATATTTAGCGAGGCAGGGTTCACCTGGAGCGGCACTACCATAGAGGCGGAACTCGAGAATATGTGGTACCCGTTTATAAATAGTAATTTAACGCTAGGAACTGTAACCACAGACGCCTCACGATTTAGCGCAAAATTTTCTACCGATACTAATTTTACTATTGACCAACTGCAGGCAGACGGTAGTTATATTAAACAGCTTACAGGCTTTACTGAAACCTTCGACCCGAGTAATAGCTTTGCTACCGACACCTATACGGCTAACGGAAATTTTACGGTAAACTTCAATATTAATTTCGAGGTAAGCGTAATTACTGCAGGCTTTCCTACATGGCAGCCGCATAACTATGACTTTTATTTACAAAGAACTAGAGGCGGAGTAGATACAATTATAAACCTAGTATATGGGCAGAATTTTAGTACTGTTCAATATGTTTATGACAATAGCGGACAAGATTACGGCCAAGTAACAATTAACCCATTTCTAGTAAATATTTCAGCTACCAACTTAAATGTAGAAGCGGGAGACCAATTAAAAGTTTTCGTAAGAGCGCACCAAACTAGCAGCCAAGATATAGCTATTAGTGCTAATGGTAGCATAGGTATAAGTTACGTTAGTGGCGAACTACAAGCGCAGCCTGTAGGCTTTAAAAATAACTCACCCGAGCAGAAGCAAATAGATTTCGTTAATGATATTCTAAAATTATTTAACGCGGTAATAGTACCGGATACAACTATACCCAACTCCGTTAATATAATTCCTATAGTAGAATACATAGCAAGCGGTAGTCCATACGATTGGACGGGGAAATTAGACCTGGATAAAGACATAGTTTTAAACCCTCCTACTGATTTACAGCGCAGGTTTTTACGTTGGACATATAAAGAGCAGAGCGACCGCCTTAACCAAGTATATAAAAGCGGAGCGCAAAGGGTATACGGTGAACTTCGTTTAAATAACCCTGAAAATGATTTCGCAGTAGGCGACTACAAAGTAGAATTAACGTTTGGTCCTACGCCATGTAATACGATTCCGAATACTACCTATATTATACCTAAATTTATAAACGATAGTGGGCAATTCGTAAACCCAGGGCCTCGCATTCTATACCGCAGACCATACGCAGAAAGCGCTAGCGTGCAGGTTTATAATGAGGGAACGAATGCAAGCCAATTAACAGTTATACCATTACTTAACCACTATAAAAATGTACCTACCGACGTAAGTACTGACGACCTAAATTTTGGTCAGGAAATACCTCTTTTCAATATTGAAGCCATGCCGTTAAAAACCATGTGGGACAAATACTGGAGGGAGTATATAGCCGAGATTTATGACAGTGAGCAGCGTATCATGGAGGCTTACTTTGCGCTCGGAGTAACCGATGTTTTTAACCTAAAATTTAACGATAAAATTTTTGTTAAAGATTCATTGTGGCGCGTGCTCGAAGTTAGCGACTACGTTATAGGTGATTTACAAAGCACCAAAGTAACGTTAATTCGATTGCTAGACCTTGGCGCACTTTGTACATATACTCCATACCAAATTAACGCGAGCACGGGAGCGGTAACTTTCTTAGATCAGGCAGGAAGCCCGAGCACAGGTAACCAAACGTGCTGTGAATATTACGGCTATACATGGGACACCTCTAAAAATAAATGTTATGCTACTTTACCATATTTAACGGATAAGCCTATAATGAGCTCGCCAGGTAGTATAGGCGAGAGTAATTTAGTAATAGCCAACGGAACGCAGAAAAGCGCAACGGGTTTAGGAACTGTCGCGGGTGGGGATATAGAACTAGGAAACGAAAGGCTATTAACTAATGGGAGCGGGCATGCCATTGCACCTAATAACCGTAACTCAATAATAAGCGGTTCGGATAACATGCTAAAAACTAACTTACCTAGCTCAGCAGTATTCGGCAAAAATGCATTCGGTGAATTACGCGGGGTGCATTTTGGAGGGGGTAGTTATTGGGATATTACAAGCGACACAGCCGCACCTGTGCCAGGTAGAACTCAACACGGTTTTATTACATTAATGGGTGAAGCTCCGCTCACGGGCACGGTGGATATAGACGTAACCATAGACGGGGCAGAAGCTTTATTTATAAACATGCCTACCGAGACTACATGGCTAGTTAAGGCTTATGTATCATTCGTGGAATACGATTACGGAGTAGGAGACTTTACAGGAGTAGTAGCAGGTGGCGAGTGGAATGGTTTATTTTTTAAAGACAAAACAACGCACACGGTTAGTAAAATGATAATGCAAGCTAGGCACGGGAATGTTTTGCCGCCTGGAGATATTGACTGCAATGTAGCTGTAGTAGGTGGCGAAATAGTACCGACTGTAACAATTAAAAGAACGTCAGGTTATACGGGTCTAGTTAGCGTAGTGCTCCAATATACACAAACCAAATTCCAACGAACCCCAATATTATAAAATGAGAGATTATTCACTAGACTTTATTGCTTCCATGAATTTACTTAGAAATGGAGTAAAAGGAAATACCCGCGCTTATGAGATAGCAAGCGGTAGGCATAGTACAAATTTAAAACGGTGGAAAATAAAGGCTATTAATTACACTATATTATTAACCCTAGCGCTTTCATTTAGCGCGTTAATTTATTGGATATGGCAGTAAC